AGAGCATATAGAGGCTATTGAAGAAGATGCTAAAGAAAGTCAAAATGCTGAGATTCCAGCAGATATAAGGCAGAACGAAAAGATTAAAGTGCTTGAACAAGAAGTGGAAAGATTAAGAAGTGGCAAACGCAATTAACACAGATAGTACAATTAGTTTAAGTGTAGCTATGTTAATCAAAGTAGGTTTCTTAATTATGGTGGTAACAGGATCTTGGTATCAAGCCCAGATGAAATTTGCAGAGCATGAAAGAAAGATTGAAGATTTACAAAATAGAGTTACTGTTTTGAGTGCAAGTGTCGAAGGCATGGAAACACAACACATACAGAAACTTGAAGAAGAAAACAAAACCCTAATGGAAAAATTAGGATTAAAAAGAAGATAAGGAAACGTAATGGCAAAAAAACAAAAACAAGAAGAAAAAAAGCCAGTAGTTGTTCTTGATGATAAAGAGTATGAAATCGAGAATATGGCTGATGATCAAAAAGTAATGTTAGCACATATACAGGATTTGCAACGCAAAATTGATGGGGCAACCTTTAACTTGCAGCAACTCCAATATGGTCGTCAAGCCTTTGTTAATGCACTTAAAGAGGCATTAGAAAAGGAAGAATAAATGGGTGTTGAATCTTTTGAAACTTTAGGCTTTGCTGGTTTATCTGCTGTTCTTTTATGGACAGTATTTAAATGGATGACTGGTGAGCTAAATAAAAAAATAGATGATCTGCAAGATATTATTATCAAATTAATTGATTCTAAAAATCAGATGATGGATAAGTTTCAAGAGTTAAACGATGAAGTTACGGATCAACTTAACTACATCGAAGCAAAACTCGGAAATGGTCGTGGATCAAAACAAAGAAGAAAATCTGGGAAATGAAAGTTGAAGAATATAGAGCCGAAATGAAAACCTTGCTGGTGAGATTAGATACCAGGCAAGAAGAGATATTTCATAGGCTCAGCAGAATTGACTTACATCTGGAGAAATTAAATTCTAAAGTTGCGATCCACGAATCAGATTTGGTAAGAATTAAAACTGTGGGAATGGTTGCAGTTATAATCGTTCCTATTTTAATAAATGTAATTATGAGGAGTATATAGTGGCTGAATTTTTTAGTGCAAATTGGGAATGGTTTTTGTTAGCGTTTATGGTTTGCGAGAAAATAGTTAAAATGAGTCCAACCGATAAAGATGATATTATCTTAGATATTGTTTGGAGTAGTATCAAGAAAGTTGTAGGGAAAAAATAATGTTGAAGAGATTAGTTAAGAGCTTAGTAAAAAAGCATGGCATGAAAGGTCTTTTAATTAAGATTGGTGATTGGGCAGTTAAGAATAGCCCAAATAAAGAAGATGATAAAGCCTGGAATGAAGTTGTAAAGCCATTTATTGAAGATAGTTTCTAATGGTTAGTATTGACCAAATACGTAATTTGATAAGAAATGTTTGTTATGGATTAGGTGATAAGTTTGCATCAAAAGAAGCTATACAACTTATTTTAGAAACAGGTGTTGTTGAATCAAATTATAAATTTATTAGACAACTTGGAGATGGCCCAGCTAGAAGTTTCTGGCAGATTGAACCAGCAACTGCGATAGATAACTGCCAACATTACTTAAAACATAGATCACATCATTTGCATAAGTGTGCTGAAGTGAGTATGGTTGACGTAAAATATTGGCAGAATTATAGTGAACTTATGTGGTCAGAGATACTAGAAACTAATTTATCGGCAGCAATAATACATTGTAGATTGAAATATTGGAGAGTGCCAAAGCGTATGCCTAACACACTAGAAGGCAGAGCAAAATATTGGAAGAAGTATTATAACTCTGAGCAGGGTGCTGGAACGGAAGAAAAGTATATTGAAACAATAAAGGGTATGAGAGATATTCTATGATTTCAAAAACTGCCATAGTCATCCCAGATCAACATTTTCCAATACATGACCAGAGTGCTGTTAATTGTGCTTTGAAAATATTGGAAGTAGCAAAGCCAGATATTTTCATTAATCTGGGTGATGTTGGTGAATGGGAATCTGTGTCAGCCTGGAGATGGAGAGATAAAAAACAACCACCTTTAGAATATCAACTTCCTATAATTGATGAAGAGATCGAAGCTGTTAATCAAGGTATTGACCAGTTCGATGAAGTATTAGATAAAATAAACGAGATGTCTTACTTAAATTTAAAACAAGAACATCAACTACATGACTTGGCTACCAGAGTACAAGTCCTACGTAATGAAGTTTTAAAGATCGTTAGAAAGTAAAACAAATGGATAACCAATCTGAAAACTCAACTATTAAAATATTAAAAGAACAGATAGCTCAAATGACTAACTCAACTTATAATAATTATAAAAGAATAGCAGAACTAAATGAGCAGAATATTTATCTAAGAAAAAAAGTAACGTATTTAGAAAGTAAACTAGAACAGATATCGGATAGGAGATTAAATGAAAGCTGAACTTATAGCCAATCTAGGGGATGATCTTACTGTTGTCAATGCTGCTAGAGTTTCTTTTGATAAGCAATCTTCATGGAAAAAAAATGTTAAGTCACCGCCAACTGAAAAGAAATTACATGAAAAAGATATTAAACTAATTAAGTATCTGGCAAATCATAATCACTTTACACCATTCACTCATTGCTCAATAACTCTAAGAGAGACTGTTCCTATATTTGTTGCGAGGCAAAGATTTAAACACACCGTAGGGTTTACTTACAATGAGATAAGCAGAAGATATGTATCTGATGATCCTGAATTTTATTCGCCAGAGACATGGAGATTTAAAGCAGATAATGTTAAACAAGGTTCTGATAAAGAAGGTTTAACAGAACAAGAATTAACTGAAAGAATTTGGTTTGTTGATGGAGTGTATCGCGCTTTAGATCAATCATCTAGCAGTCCAAAAGAATTATATTCTATATGCATGAGAACTTATAAAGCATTGTTAGAATTAAATATTTGTCCTGAACAAGCTAGGATGGTTCTACCACAATCAATGTTCACAAGTTACTACGTCACAGGTTCACTCGCTGCATTTTCTAGGGCGTATAATCTACGTAGTGAAGACACCGCGCAGGAAGAAATTAAAGAACTGGCTAGAGAGTGGGATAAAATAATTTGTAAATTATTTCCTGAGAGTTGGAAAGCATTAACAAATAATAATAATAATAATAAAAAGGTAATACATTAATGGCAATAAAAAAAGGGATAGGATTAAAAGATAAAATTGAAATGACCAGGCACATGCAGACAAGTATAGGTCATTCAATTAATACTAATCCAAAAAATAAACATAAAAGAAAAAATTGGAAACCGTATCGTGGACAGGGGAAATGAAGAATCTATGGGAGAAAGATAGGAAAACAATCTACAAAGAATTATTAGATTTATATTTAGAAGAAGGTTATTCAAGAAAGGAAGCAAGGAAGTTAGCCACAGAAGAAACAGATCAAATAAAATCTGGTGATTTTTCTTTTGTCTCTAACATAATGGATGAGCAAGATTGTTAATATTTATATAAATCTTCCTCATACGTGAACCGTTTTCTAAGTGATTGATTTTAATATATAAATTATACTGTTGACTAAGTTTTAAAAATATGCTATTTAGTTATTTATCAATAACCCAGAGGTTGATATGAATGAC